CGAAGCCACCGGCCACCTTCACCGAAGTGTTCTTCAGCTCGGTCAGGTCGGTCGCGGCGACAGCAGCGTTTGCGCTGTAGCGATCCACACGGCGCTGAGCAGCGGCCAGAGTCTGGAAGAACGACTCCTGGAGGAAGTCACCAGTGAAGCCGTCCGGAGACAGCACGATGGCGCCGCGACTTGCGGCGTTGAAAGCGGCGAGATACTGATCCAGCGTCTCGAGAGTCGCCGGCATGATGTATTCGTTGAAAACCTGCATTTGCGACAGGGACATAGGTTATTTCCTTACGATTGTGGGAGATCCGGGAACCGGCTCGCGATTGCTGCCTGTCGTTCCTCTTTGGTGCCGCCGATTTTTCCTTTTGCGGCCCCGCCGCTACCTCCAGCACCGCTGGCCCCGCCACCAGATGCCTTACTGCCCGCGATCAACGGCGCGAAGGCCGTGTCGTTTGCGAATTCTGCTTTCAGCTCATCCAGCGTTGCCGCCGAGAGCTTGCCCTGCGGATCGAGGACGACCACAACAGGCTTCCCGTCGCGCTGCTCGACGCCCAGGCGGCGTTCGATGTGCGGCAACAGGGCTTTGGCGCTGCCTGGAATTGCCAGGGCAGACGCGATATCAGTAGCGGTACGGCCGACGGTCAGATCCCGGATCTGTCCGCCCAGCGTTCCACGCTCCTGCTCCAGCATGCCGTTCAGCTCAGCTTCGCGGCGGTTGTATTTTTCGGACCAGGACTTTTCGAGCTCTTCGACGTTGCCGGACTTGCGAGCTGCTTCTTCGCGATCCAGGCGGGCCTGCTCTTCCGCATCCTTGCGAGCCTTCTCGGCGGCTTTCTTCTCGCCGAGCAGCTCTTCCACCTTCGACTTCAGGCCGGATACATCTTCTGGTTGCGGCAGGCCTTCAATACCGAGGACAAACTTGCCTTCCTTCTCGGTGTAGAGCGATTTAACGGAGTCATCGAGACCGTCAAGAGTGTCCAGCTGATATTTCAAACCCATTTGCTTGTCTCCCAGAGACGATTTGCAGGCCCTGCCCGCAGACATGAAAAAGCCGGCTCATGGCCGGCTTGGTGTTCGGTGTTCGGTGTTCAGTTACTTGGCTTCGTGCAATTGCTGCTTCAGCGCGTAGCCCATCAGCGGCCACAGTTCCTGGGTTGCGTTCTCGATGGCGATCTTCTCGCCGATCTCAGCATTGTCGTTTGCAGACGACGCGCTTGCAGATGGGCGACCGGTCACGGCGAATCCGTTAACCGTGGTAAGCACAGCCCAGCGCAGGACCTGGCCCGAGGGAGAAACGTGCTTAACGATCTCCGTATGGGCGATGTTGGCTTGCAGCTCTGCGAAGCTGACACGCGGCGCAGTCAGGCCCTTGGCTTGGATCTCTTGCTCGATTGCTTTGTCGTTCATGTGGATTTCCAGGTTATTTGATGCCCGCCCGCTCGAACGCCAGAGGCTCAAGAGCCTTCATCTGCACAAGGGTCAGAGGTGAAAAGTTGCGATCAAGCTGTAGTTCGGAGAATCGTTCGATGCTCAGGCCGCCTTCGCGGAAGAGCTTGGCGCGGACCGGGCCGATGGCCTTGTCCTGGAACGCGGCTGGCTGCTGCTTGAGCCAGTCGTAGTAGCTGAGTTCTGCCCTCACCTGCTGCGCACCGCCGTCGCCGATGGATGCCCGAGTGGCGTCCTTGGCGAACAAGGCGCTGAAGCGAGTCACCGCAACTACCGTCGAGCGGCAGTTGATGTGGATCGGAGGCCTTGGACCCTCAGCCAGCTTGAACCGGCGCTTATCCAGCGTCCGGCACTGGCTGGTGGTCTTCGAATCCAGGGTGCTGACCCATTCCACCGACTGCACAACATCGGAGTTCTCTTTCAGGGTCTCCATGCGCGCCTGGGTGGCGACGTGCTGCACGGCAGTTCTCACCACCGCGCCGGCGTTCCGGCTGGTCGTGGCAAGGATGCCGTCGTTGTACTGGAGCGCCTTGGTGCCGCGAATGTTCTTGATGATCTGGAAGTTCGTCTGGCCTTCGAAAAAACCCTGCCTGATCGCGCCTGTGAGGCGTTGCCGCTCGGTGCTGGTGAAGCCATCAATGAACGACTTGAGCAGCTTCCCGCCGTCGGCGCCGCGCACACTGAGCGGGTTGGTGAGAATGGCCGTCCTGATTGCCGCAGCACCAGGCACCGCCGCGTCGAAGGTGACGCCCACCGGTGCCGCCCGAGTCAGGCTGGTAGCCTCAAACTCGGCCTCGTAGTTGGCGATGTCCACCAGATCGAGGTTCAGCTTCTCGCTGTACCGGTCGAAGATGCCCAACAGCAGGCTATCCACCTCGCTCAGCAGCCGCTCCAGGCGCGCGACGGTGTAATCCGTCAAATCCGCCCGGGTCAGCCGTTCACGAATCGAGCGATCGATCTCCTTGAGGAATGGCGCGAACTTCGCCACCTCTCCCGACTTCAGTTGCTCCAGAAAGACGGCATGCCGGATGGTGGCGTCAAGGATTGCTTGGGTTGCCGCCATTTAGGTTCGCCTCGTCATCATCCAGGTCAGGCCCAGCGCTTTGCGTTTCAAGCTCGCCCCGAATGTCGTCGTCCGTCTTCTCTGGGTTGATCACGCCGCGATCACGCAGGTACTGCCAGAAGTCACCTTCCGGCAGCTTACCGCCCTGCACCGCATTGAACAGAGCAGCCAGAATCGTTGCGTCCAGAGTGATTTGGCTGAAGTCTTGGTTGAGCTTATAGACCACCTCACCAGGCACATTGACGAACTCCGCCATCCAGGCCAGGCACTGGCTGTACGCCTCGCTAACGTTGCTCACTACCAGGGATAGAACGCTGTGTTCGGCGGCGCTATCGTTGTCGGCCTGGGTTGCGGTTTTCACTGCGCTACCACGCTCGATCAGTCGGGCGCCGAGCGACACCATGTCTTCCTTCTTGGCATCCATGGCCTCTTTCACAAGCGTGTTCGGCTCTGGCTGAGCAAACCCGCACGACCCATTGGCAGGAAGCGTCAAGGGGGCCCTGGAGCCGACATAGATGCCATTGGCTTCAAGGTGGTCGCGCCAAGCCTCATCAAGCCCAGAAATCCAGAACTGCGGCTGACCCGAGAACCAGACAGAGTCCTCATAGTCCGCACTGTTGCAGTAATGACCGATGTTCAGTACAGCCATGTCGTACAGCGGCGCGTCGTCGATGCTGGTGTCGTTGTTTTCGCTACCCAGGAAGTGGAACGGGATGATCCGCCATGGCTGGCCCGCGCCATTCAGGGGGGTGAATGGAGGAATGACCATAGCCGTCTGGCTTGCTCCCTCCTCCCACACTTCCTGGGTGTAAACGCCGGTCTCGTCCAGACGCAGAACCCGGTATTGGGTAACCTTTTCGCTGCCGAAGCCATCATCGGTGTCGACATCCACGGATTCCTGTAGCACCACCAGGCTCAGCAGGTGCTGGCCGCCGACCTTACGGGTCTTCCAGTTCCTGATCGACTCAGCCGGGTAGCTAGCAACACTCGCGCGAGCGCGACCCGCCTGCTCGTCCGCCTTGCTCACCGTGCCGGCCTGCACCGCGGCGTAGTCCACCAGCAAGCCGTGCCGACCAACCTCGAGCAGATGCCCGATGACCGACTGCGACTGCTGATAAACGCTCACGCCCTGCCCGTCGATGTCCGTGGCGACGTAATCAAGTGCTCCAGGGACGGTAAGGGTTGGCCAGGTGCGGAATACTGCGCCGACCAGGCTGTGCTTGGTGCGGCCGGTGGCGTTGTAGAACACGGCGCGCTGCTTGTACGACTTGTACCGCTCAAGGTTCTCAGGGCTGGTGTCGTGCTTGTTGGGCCTGGGCAGGTAAACATCCCCGCGGCCCTTTACCGTCTCGGAGCCTTTGCACACGTCGCGCACCAGCCGCCAACGGGACTGTGCCGCGTCGTACTCCGGGCGGGTGTATGTGACGTCTGCCATTAGCGTGCGAATCCCATTTTGATTGATTTAACCGGCTTCCTGGCGCTCTTAGCGACGGCGAAGTACCGGAATGCATCGGACGGGTGAGACGCCCAGTCATGGAGCGGCTTGTCCTTCCAGCAGCCCTTCTTGTCGTCCCACTCTTTGCGGTAGTTCTCCAGGGCGGTGATCCCCTCTTCGCACTTCGATTCGTCGAATGCGCAATGGGCCATGATCTCGCGGGCCTGGTCGATACCGTCATCGACGCCGATTTTCGGCACGACCTGGAACGTCATACGGTAGTGCTGGCCGTCGATCTCGTAGCCTTCTCGCGCCATTTCCCGCCGAGTCTTGGCATCGCTGCCAAACTCGCGGTTGTCGATGTCGTGCGGCCCCCAGTGCCCGGAGTAGGTGTAGCCCTTGTCTTTCAGCACCTTCATGTAGTGCCGCAGGCCTTCTCCGCTGTTCTGGTAGAAGTCGATGACGTGGTACTCGTTGCCGACCTGACGCACGAACCAGATGGCCGTGGAGTCGCCGACGCCGATGTCCCAGAAGGTCATCACCGGCAGGTGGCTGTTATCTGGCAGCGTGCCTATGCGCTGAGCTGCGTACAGCTTGGTGAACTGCTGGGCGTAATACGCGCCCTCGATCGACTGCTGGAAGGCTTCAACCGGAATCGACGGATATTCCCGCTTCATATCGTCGCCGAGGGTCTTTTCCTTGGCGGCGTACCAGGCGCGCTGGCCCGGATTGGTGTCGATGCCGTGCTTGGCGAACAGCTCATTGAAGTAGTCGGTCAGGCGCTGCGGGATAACCGCTTCAGCAGGGTCCAGCCAGTAGGCCTTGTTCTTCCACCAACTGAAGAAGAAAAACTTCCAGTCCAGCTTGCCAAGCGGCGTACCGGACAACTGCTGCTTCTCGGCGCTCTGCGAATAGTCGAAGAAGTAGCCGGCCCGGCCCTCTGCCGTCGATTCAATCGTGACGAAGCAATCGGTAGCTACGGCCTCGAAGGCACCGGTGACGATCTCGCGCGCCTTGTGAGGAAACTTGGCGCAGATCTTCCCAAACTCGGAGACGTGCAGATAGCGCAGCGTGCCGCCCCGGAAGGACGTGGAAACGTAGATCGAGCCGCCCTTGCTGAACACCAACTCGCCGGCAGCGTCATTGCTCGCCGGGTTGGCGGCGCGGATCTCTTTCGGCAGGTTGTCATAGGCGTACTTCACCTTCTCCCGGAACAGACGCTTGGCGTCGTTCAACGTGTGAGCGATCAGTGCGCACTTGGCCGACTCGAACAGAGCGGCGTCCAACTGGATGATGCAGCACTCGGTGGTGAAGCCGAGTTGTCGAGCCTTCAGGATTATGTTGCGGGTGTGCATCCCATCGAAGTATTCAATCTGCTCATCCGTCATCCGGAAGCGGACTTTCTTGCCCTGCTTGTCGGTGATGAAGTAGAGATTGTTCAACCGCCAACGCTTATCCCGGAGCAGCTTCATGTGCTCGGGCTTCATGTCAGGCGTCCTTCGATAGTTCGTCCATCATCTTCGATAGTTCGTCGGCTTCGTCCGTCTTCTCCTTCTCATCCAGGCTGTATGCCTGACGCTCCAGGACCTGTAGGTTTTTCATCGCGGAGGAAAGCTGGAACAAGGTTTTGGAATTGCTAGGCAGTGCCACGGCAGCCAGCATCGTAGCCCGGCGCATCCCGTTACTGTCTTCGGAGGTTTCCGCCTCGATGTCTTCTTCGATCTCTGCCCGGCGCTGGATGGTGGACAAAAGATCGTCCATCAGCAGGTTCGCAAGGTTCGTGGCTTTGCGGATGTCTCGCCGGTGGCTGCGAACCACCTTGGCGCCTTCTTCCGCTGCCTCCTCGATGATCTCAGCATCCAGTTCGCAGTTCGCGCCTTGATCGTTGCGAACCTCTCCGCGAACCAGCTTGCTGCGAACCTCTTTGCGCACCTGGTCAGAAAGGTCTCTCGCCCATCCAAGGGCCTTGGCCTTCTTCCTGATTGCGGTGTCGCTTACGCCTTGGCGCTCGGCAATGGTTCTGATGGAGAGCGCGCCGGCCCGGTAGGCTCGTTCGATCGCCTCCCAGTCGGGTTGCTTGGCTGTCATTGGAATCCTCTAGTGCTTGAAATAGTGGGGGGCTGCCGGTATTGATGAAGATCAACTCAACAGCAAGGAACGCAACATGTCCGAAAACTTCAAAAATCTGCGCAGGCATTCCGGTATGAGCGATGGCACGTCGGAGGCAAAGCGTGAGGCCGCAGTAACAGCAGCGCTCACACTTATCCAGTCCAAGGTCGCTAACTCTCCCAGTAACGGGGCCGCTCTTGAGGCTGAAATGAGCAGCTTGAGCAGGTACGCCGATCAGATCCAAGAAGCACTTAAAGTTAAGTGATCCATCCGTGCCGTACTTACCTGCGGCACATCTCCTCCGCCTTACCATGGTCGACGACCAATGTGCGGATCGTGCCGCCGGTGTAGATGTCACGCTTCATGGCTGCACGCACTGCATCTTCTGCGCTTGCGCCCATATCCATTGCAGCCAGGGCATATGGGGCACCACTGCCAATCGCGTCAGGGTTGGCCGGATCGAGATCCTGCTTCCAGATGCCTGTCTCGTCGTCATGGCCGACCATCATCAGCTTGCCGCCATCGACGACGTAACCCGAACACTCCACGGGGACTGGGGAAGGCGTCCCGAAGTAGTCCGCGATCAACGGCTTCTCATCGCACACGGTGCCCGACAGAAGGAAGCTGACCCCGTCGACAACCTGGCACTTCGAGCAATCGTCAGAAACGATGGCGCCGCTTCGGGTCTGGCGACCGTCATAGGCGATCACGCCGTCTTTGTAGGCAATGGTGGTCATCAGCTCCGCCCCGGTCGGTCATGCACAATCAGTTCAATGGTCTTTAGCGCGAGACGCTTCCTTGGGTAGAGCCTGGCCCAGGCATCCAAGAGGCCAAGCACCGGGGCTTTCGGATTGGACAGCCTCGATAACCTCACTGTCGCCGCGAGAACAGAGGCGACACAACCTATGGCCGTCATTCAGGTCACCATGATGTGGGTTTGAGCGTGGGCATGCCCGTGGAGCTCGGCGACGATCAGGCCCTGGGGAAGACCGGCGGCCCGGGCAGCGTCCACCGCTTTGGCGATGGCACTATCCAGCTCGGTCAGCGACTTGTTGATGTCCTGGCTCATCGGGAGAGCGTGGCGAAGGCGGGTTACGTTGGTCATGCCAGCACCACCCGGAAGTGTGAGGCGATCCAGATCAAGCCCTCGATCACAGCCCAACCTCCGACGGCGCACAGGACACCAAGCATGATGAAAGCGCCGGTCATATCTGGCAACTGACCCATAAGGACTCCTCTCAAGTGTCGCGACACAATTTGCTGATGCGCGAAACGTGTCGCGCTCTACCGCTTCTTCTCGCAGCCCATGCAGTGCTCGCAGTTCAGGTGGCGGCAGATCCAGGCCTTGACCCGCTGCCAGTAAGTGACCATGAACAGATGACGGATGCCGGCGAGGGCCAGGGAGATATGCAGGGTCAGACCGGCCGTGGTCGGGCCGAACAGGAAGCTGTCATGCCGGGTGGTGACCACGTACGCGCTGATGGCGATCGTTGAGTAGATCAGCTTCCCGAGGATACCGTCCCTCACCTTCCCGCTCACCACACACCAGAACGCCCACAAGGCGATCATGCCGCAGGCGATGGAGTTGATCAGTTCAAGATTCATGGTGGATTGCCTCCCCCGAACCGCTGGCGGATGAAGGCCCAGAGGTCAGCGGCTTTGATGGCCCGGGTAATGGCGGCGATAAGCGATCCGCCAAAGGTCCCCAGGAGGAAGCCCACACCGGCCACGCTGCGCGGCTCGACCACTCCGAAATAGGAACTGATCAGGCCCGTCAGGTAATGGGCACAGACAGCACCCGAGAAAATGAAGATGGCCCAGGCCTTTCGGTCTACCAGGTCATCGCGGTGCCAGAAACTGGCGGCGATTGCGCCGAGCAGTCCGGCAAAAGCCCAGTCGAGCTTATCGAACAGGCGCTGTAAAAACTCCATGCGCTCGACTCCGTGGGCATGACTAAAAGGTGACTCTAGGCGCACAATTACTGTTGCACAGTTATGCGCCTAGAGTTATAATTTTCTCATCAACTAAACAAGGAGATGGAGGTGCAAAGCAGGCAGTTGATAAAGGAGCTTGAAACCGCTGGATGGGTTCTAGATCGAGTAACCGGAAGCCACCACATGTTCAAGCATCCAAACAGACCCCAAACGGTTCCAGTGCCACACCCGAAGAAAGACATACCAATCGGAACCGTAAGGGCCATCAAGAAACTAGCCGGGTTGATCTAACCCGGTTTCACCCTTTGCACCTCCTGAGGAGATACATATGCAATATCCAATCTGCATCGAGTGGGGCGACGAGAGAACCGCTACCGGCATCCAGATTCCTGACATTCCCGGGGCAATTACAGCCGGCGACACATTCGAGGAGGCGTACAGCGCTGCCATCGAAATCGCGCACATCATGCTGGAAGAGCTGGCGAGCTCTGAGAAAGGCATCCCGCTCCCAACCTCTATCAACAACCACCGGAACAATCCAGAGTTCGATGATATGGGATGGGGCATGCTGGAAATCGACATCACGCCCTACCTCGGCAAAACCGAGAAGGTCAACGTCACACTGCCTGGCTATGTGATCCAGCAGATCGACCGCTTTGTTCGCGATCACAACATCAAAAGCCG